ATCTTTAGCAAGATTCTGCATAGATTTGCTTACATAATCAAACTCTTGCCCATTACCTTTGAACTTCATTGTATTTTGCAATGAAATCATGGCTTTTTGAGTATCCATTGCGTCAGATACCCAGCCTCTTAAACCATTACCAACAGCACTAACAGCACTTGCACCAATTTGCCTAAATGCACCAACAGCAACCTCTCTAAGACCGCTAAAACGTGACTTCAGTCCGTCAATTCCGCTATTAACACCTTTAGTGTCCATTTTAGCGTCAATGTTCCAAGAGCCTGAACTAATAGCACTCTCGACTTGCTTAATTTCGCTCTCTAGCCTATTAGCTTGTGTTTCCGCTGTACCTAAGTCTCTAGTAAGCTGTAACCATTTCTTTTGACCTGCTGGCGTGCTTTTATCTACAGTAGCAAGCTCTTCTTTTAATTTTGTTGCTTTGTCACGTGATAAGCCCAACTGCGTTTGTAAATTCTTTTGCAATTGCGCCATTTTTCCGGTATTTGCGGGGTCAAGTTTTAGAGCTTCACGTAAGTTTTTAGCTTCTCCTCTAAGCCCTGACATTGCGGTATTAACACCTCTAAGTGAGTTCTCGAACTTTGTGGTATTACCGTATATCTCGACCTCAAACGTTGCATTACTTGCCATTACATACCCTTTCTTTTACGCCTTTTCTCTTTTTCTTTTTCCTCTTTCTTTTTCTCTGCAATAAGTTCGATTATTTTATAAACAAGTTCTAGTTCCATTTCCATGAACTGTGTTATATCAATTTCATTATTGCCTAAAACAGTCAAAAGTTCCAAAGTTTTATTTTCCTTTACAGTATCTTTCTTTTTCTTAATCAATGAACTAGAAGAAAAGAAGACCATATCGTCTTCCGTTTCCTCTTTTTCTTTAATAAAAACAGTTTTACAGAAGATATTGATTAACTCGTTAGTTGTAGGAAGCTCTGTTTTATCGTCTAAGGCGTTTTGCAGTCCTCCGTTACAATCTACCCAAAGTATCAACAACTTGTCTGTAAAGCTCTCCATTTGCTCTGTAAAGTCATCAGGAATATATCCAGCGACAAAAGAATTTTGTAAGTCTGCAAAGTCTTTTAAATCTGTAATAAAGTCTGAACCAGTTAGTTCTAAGTATCTAATTGCATGTTTTAAAATCATTTACAGTCCTTTCAGCTCATTAAATTTCTTTCTGCCACAGTTCGACAAGTTCTTTAAGTCCTTTACCGTCAGTATCGAACTCAAAGCTAGAACGGAAGTCTGAGAAGTCGCTTTTAGCTTTTACAATGTTATCTTGAAAAAGAGCCAAGTATAAACCATATTGAACGAACTCCATTACATCAGTAATTTCTCCGTCTTCTTTTTTAAGTTCTGTATCCATTGCCTTTTGTTGTTGAAAAAGGTCTTTACCTGTAATCATTTTAAATTTACGTGCTGTACTCAATTGTTTTGCCATTTTATTTTATATTCCTTTACTTAATTAATTTTTAGTCTTATGAATGGTCAGTTACTGAAACTCCTGAGGTAACATCTTGATATCCGTCAGCGGAGAACGTTACGAGATGGACACCGGGCGCAAGTTGTCCGTTGGTTGCTACTTTTCCGTGGTCGTCTCTAATCACTGATGTTACTTTTACAGTTCCACCCTTAGAGTCTTTCAAAGTGCTTGGCACTACGATTGTTCCGTCATTATTACCTTTTGTAGCAGTAGTTACATTAGGAATAACAGGAGCTACAAGTGTAATTGCACCAGCTAGAACTGTATCAGGTTGCATAATGAACAGTCCGCTTTCCATTTTCTTAGCAAAGTCTTTTGCTTGTTCTCCCCAAATTTCGTACTCAATAGCAGCTACATTTTTACCATTATTCAAATAAATGTCTGAATCAGTAGCTTGTACTGCCAACGTCCATTGGATAGGGTCTACACCGTCTACTGAATCTGTTTCTGATTCTTTCGTTGGTTCTGCTGTAGGTTTCAATTTAGGATAAACGACTACACGATAACCGTCAATAAATTCTCCTGTAACTTTATCACGTTTGCGCCCTTTAATAAGATACTGAACGCATTTCGTTTTCCAATTACCAGTTGGAGACCAACCCAAGCCATTCGCTGTTCTTTGTTGACCTAAAATGTCTTCTTTAAGCGCTTGGTCTGTTTGAATGAATACCATTTCGCCTTGAAGTAATGTAGCGCCTTTTTTAATTCCATGGTCTGGTACGTCATCAGCTGGATAGCTATTAGTTTCCGCTTGGTCTTCCATTGAGCCAACTGATACTAAACCAGTTACAATTTTATGGTTAGTGAAAACTGGTTTTCCGTTACTTCCCTTGGCCATATCAGCTACGATTAGAGCTTCATTACCAAAGAAAATCTCGCGTGAGTTATAATCTAATTTCATTTTTTATTTTCCTTTTTATTTTTTATGCAGTGCGTTTCCAATAATATATTGTTGTTGAACCGATTACTGATGAACCGATGTTTTCCCATGTACCTGTGGAATATCCTGATGATGAACTTGAAGTATTTGTGATTACTGAACCAACTGGGTGTGCTTCAGCGCAATCTATACCTACAACCGCAGGCTTGAGTGAGCCTGTAGCCTTATCAATTGATACTAACCCCCATGGTAGCCATTTGTAATCAGAACTTTTCTTATTTGGTTTAATGCTATTACTAAACCCTACATACTTTGGATAATCAGCAATTGTAACTTCACTAGCTGAGGGCATCCAAGGAGTGGCGATTGGGCCTGGTTCTAGTTTCATTTCATCAACTTCAAAAATATGCTTTTCATTAACAGCAGTTGCTATATCAAACCAACGTGGAATCGCTACATCGGAACCACTTGGAACAATAGTCGTGAAACTGAAAAAGTATGGTTTGCCGTCATTTGGAATTACAAGGTTATCCTTAGTAGGATATGACCTAGATTTTCCGTAGAATGCTATTGAAATTGAGAAGTTTTTAATATCTACCGTTCCGGTATTTTTTATATAACAACTAAGTGTGATAGTATCGCCAACATTTACATTTGTTGGTTTTATGTAAGAAAAACCGCCTGGACTGCCAATAACTCCGCCATTGTTAATTACTTTAATTCCATTATTAGAGCCAACTGATAACGAACTTGCACCTATTGGAACCCAAATTTTACTATCGATATCTCCCTGAGTGATTTTCGTATTAGTCAACAAGTTCAAATTAGGATAAACAGTTGTGAAACCGTCCTTGCCGTCTGCGCTATTGGCGTATGCTATTGTATTTATAACTCCGTCAGCTGTTGAAGTACCTCCATTTGCGATTGGAAGCACACCTGAAACCCCAATATTAGTTACATCAGCAGTCCCGTCAAAGTATTGAAATGATGAAGATTGAAGATTTACTCCGAGTTTTCTAGGTGTTGCCAGTTTGCTTGCACTTACCGCGTTGCCATTAAGTGGTAAACTGTTCGCTTGTGCTTCGGTAGCCTTTGCCATTGCATTTTTGGCTTCACTTTCAGCTTGTTTTGCTGTTTCTTGAGCAGTTGTTACATTTTTATTTGTGATTGATAAATCTGTTTGTTCAGCTTTTGTTGAAATCGCAACACCTTGTTTATCAACAGTAGCTTGTAAGTTGTCTAAATCCGTTTGATTGGCTTTTGCTGAAATAGTTGCCGATTGATTATTAACAATATGCTGTAAACTTTCTAAATCTGTTTGATTAGCTTTAGGGGAATAATCTCCATTACTCATCAGAGAAATGTTACTTGTTAAAACCTTTACTGAATTTATTAGTTCAACTACTTCTGATTCTCTGGCGTTATTTGCGATTGCGTCTAATAGCGATTTTATAGTAACTAAATTTTCAGGACTAATACCAAATGCTTCTACTTCATTTTTTAGCTCTGTCATTGCACTTTGTAAGCTAGTCATATCAGCTAGATTTGCTTTAAGCTCAATATTGCTCTTGTTTGAATCAGTTTGAGCATGTAAATCATTCAACTCACTACGCAGTACTTGTGGCATTTTTTCTAATAATAATTTCGTAAAATCATCAAGATTATTATTTATTTTTTGAGCTAAATCAGAAACAGTAGAACTGTCTGATATAAATGTAAGCTTCTTACTGACAATAACTTGCTCTTTGTCTTTATTGAGAAGTATTAAGTTCGCTTCAATAACTCCTGTCGCTGTCATTTCGGTAGGAATTACCAAAATAAACTCTCCCTTAGCTAAGTCCTTAGGAGGGATCATAACAAGACCAGAATTACTACTATTAGTGTATTGATATGTAAGTTTTAATGAATGGCCAGTCAAATCAATTTCGCCTCCATTATCAAGTATTTTAACTGACAATGTTCTAGCGTTGACGTCACCTTGCATTATTTGAATTGGTTGTGGGAAGTCTTTATTGACCGTATCCCATACAATCGCTCTATTTCTAAAATTATCTAAACTCATTAAAAAATACCATTATTGTTAATTTCAATCAAATGTAATTAAGTCACTTTCTACTTCTATAATTTCATTGAATTAGCATAGTTAGCGCCTTTTTTCAATGTTGTTTTAACGTCTTGCATACCCTTTTTTTCAACTAAGAAGTACATACCATGATAGCCGCTAGAATAATTAGCCCTAGTACCTGCGTTTACTACTACTTTATCGCCTTTTTTAACTTGCTTTAAGTTTCTTGACAATTGCCCAGTATTTTGATACCTAGCATAAGTATAGGTATGACCGTGGCTTCTAATTAATCTAGTTCTTCGGCTTGCGCTATTTGCCTTCGCCTTAAACTCTGCTTCAAACCAATCGCCCATGCGTTCTGTTACTTTAGTTTGTATTTCTTTAGCTATGCTTGATGTATTAAGCAAATTCATTGCCATGCTTGACCACCTGCACCACAAGGTAAATAAACAGTTCCAGTATAATTGTACAAATGGCTATTCTCTGACCAGTTCGTCATATTCCAACCGTTTTGTAAAACATTTCCGACTAGTCCTACAAGTTCATCGTCAACATCTTTAACAGATAAAACAACTTGATAATAGTAGCCCATGACAAAGCTCGTATTATCCATTTTAAGCACCTTTGAATCACTAAGTGATAAATATACCGTCTTGTCTTCTATCGTGTCCTTAACGCCTAAAATAACGTCATTTAAAGGCATTGTAAGTAAATTGTTGTACCAATCTATATAAGAATCGAATTCCATTGCTTACCTCGTCCCCAAACCGAACATAACGACCTTTTAATCTAGTATTATGTCGTATAGCTAAACTTGCAGCGTGTCGTTCTACTCCTAATTTCCTACATAGTTCTGCCCCTGAATTAAACACTTTACCGTTATAAACTACTGGTTTAGAACGTGCTTTTATGCCATTCTTTCTAAATTTATCGGAAATAGTTCCTCCAGTTTTTTCATTCATTCTACGACTATTTTCAGAGCGTGTAACATATTCTAAGTTAGAAATATCATTATTTAACTTGTTCATGTCTATGTGGTCAACGGTTAAATCAGAACAACCCTTGAAAGCTTCCATAACAATTCTATGAAGAGGGACGTTTTTGCCATTTATTTTAAGTTTTAAATAACCGTAGGCATTAAGTGAGGGTTTTAAATATCTATGACTTTTAAAACTATAAACTCTACCGTCAGAAAATACTAAATAATCATTTTTATAAAATTTATAATCTTTCATAGTCCGTTGCTCACGACTCCCTCTAAAATCATCTTGTTATTCTTAGGGTTTCTTTCCCA